AGTGATTAAACCCCTTGCTAGCCGGGGCAAGAAAATCCATGCTTTAGCCGACTAAAGCGCAGGAGGGATGCAGGGAATGGCCAGGAAGGAGACGCCGGAGCAGGCGAAGGCTTACCAGATGTATTACGCATTGGGGGCTGAGCGGAGTTACGGGAGGGTTGCTGAGAGGCTGGGTGTGCACGTGAACACTGTGAAGGCATGGGGGGCGAGGTTCGGCTGGGGGAAGCGGGTTGAGGAAACGGACCTGCTGGTTACGGGGGACGTGGTGGAAGTAACGGCAAGGGCCACGGTGAAGGCGAAGGAGCAGAGCAGGGAGATAAACCAGATATTGAAGGACAGGTTCCACGAGAAGGTGAAGAAGGACGAGGTTGAGATAAGGACCATCAGGGACTACATAGAGATAGACAAGCACGACCTGCTTGTAAGGGGCGAGGCTACAGAGAGAAGGGAGAGCGTGAGCCTTGAGCTGAAGGGCCACGTGAGGGATATCCTTAATTCTATAGGGAAGCGGGTTGAAGAGATGGGGGCCATCGATGCCGAGTTTACGGAAAAATGAATGGGGCGTGGTGCTTCAGGAGACAAGGCAGAAGGCCCATCTTTATTACCGGATGCTCCTGGAGGAAGGGGCGAAGGACGAGAAGGTGCTGAGCGGGATCATGAGGGCGCTCTGCCTGGGGGATCTCTTTTTCCTGATGATCTACGTGCTGAAGATGGAGTTTGCCGACATAGACTGGGTGTTCGATAGGGCAAGGGAATATCAGGCCGCCCCTGACGGATACTGTGACCTCTGGTCGAGGGAGCATTTCAAGAGTTCCACCATCACCTTCGCCGGAACCATTCAGGACATCCTGCGGTATCCGGAACAGACCAACGTGATATTCTCCATCACGAGGCCGCTGGCAAAGCAGTTCCTGCTTCAGATAAAAAGGGAGTTGGAGAAGAACGGGTTATTGAAGGCTTTATTCCCCGATGTGCTCTATGAGAATCCTGAAAAGGAATCGCTGAAATGGAGCGAAGATGCGGGGCTGATAGTGAAAAGAACCGGCAACCCCAAGGAATCCACCCTGGAAGCGTGGGGGCTTGCCGACGATTCCCAGCCAACCTCAAAGCATTATGACCGGATAATCTATGATGACGTGGTTACCGAGAAAAGCGTCACCAATCCGGAGATGATAACCCGCGCCACCAGCGGGGTGAGGTTGAGCCTGAACCTTGGCAAGACCGACCCGAAGACGGGGAAGGACCTCACTAAAAGAAGGTTCATAGGTACAAGGTGGGACCTGAACGACACCTACGAGACCATCATCAGGGACGGTATTGCGAAAGAACGCACCCGCCCGGGAGTGAGAATGCATGAGGACGGCTCCCTTGAGGGTATCGGTTACTGGGACAAAGAAACCACTCGACCCGAAGGCCGCCTCACAGCAAAAGTTCAACGAAGCCGACCTGCGCTACTGGGACGGAGAAACTCTGAGGAACCTGAACCTGTACCTTGTTGTCGACCCCGCAGGCTCGAAGAAGCAGAAGGACGCCGACTTCACGGTCTTCACCCTCTTCGGGGTGGATGAACTGGAAAACCGCATGATAGTGAAAATAATCAGGGATAAACTCTCCCTGCCCGAACGATGCTCCAGACTCTTCTCCCTGCTGAGGCAATATCCGAGAATCATCAGGGTGGGCTATGAGCAGATAGGGATGCAGTCCGACATAGAACACATAGAGTGGATGAAGAAAGAGGAGAACTTCCGCTTCGAGATACAACCCCTTGGCGCAAAGGGGAGGTCTTCATCCAAAGGCATCACCTACGGGAAGATAAACAAGAACGACGCCATCGCTTCCCTTTCGGGGCCACTTTCAAGACATGCCATCTGGCTCCCCTACCACTGCTGGTACACGGACTACACTGGCACTGAAAGGGACATGGTGAGGGTGTTCATAGACGAGGAATACACGAGGTGGTATCCGGGGTCGCAGTGCCATGATGACATGCTCGACACGCTCCACATGATGTATCATGAGGACATGAACATCAAGGCTCCGTCCTTCAGGGACAGGAAAAAAGTGCAGGTACAGAAGAAAGCCATCATGCATGTCCCCATGCTTCACAGGAGATGACATGGAAGGGGGAAAAAGAAATGACAACGTTAGGAGCATGGCTTCCGAAACTTTTTGGAGTAGCGGCAACATCAGGGGGTTATACCACCCTCGCAACCATAGGGGCGGCCGGAACAGCAGTTGCAGGCGCATCGGCGGCAAAGTCAGTGGTGTCCAGCATGGCCCCGGACATCCCGCCAACTCCGAAAGCCCCGAAAACGCCCGATCCCGGAGTTCCGCAGGCTTCGCAGATATCCTCGGAGAAATATGCCGAAGCGAGAAGCATCCAGCGGAGAAGGGGCCTCCTTGCCAACATCACCACAACCGGCACGGGCTTGCTGTCATCAGCCTCAACGTCCAAAAAGAAACTTCTGGGGGAATAAAAGATGTGGAAAGGGGCAGACCCTAAAGCGATCAAGCAAAGGCTTCAGGAACTAAAGACGGCAAGAGCCGGGTGGGGACCCATCTGGCGGGATATCGGAACATACATCCTTCCGAGGCGATCCTTTGACACCAAACCGGAGGGGCGCAACTTCCGCACGGGCATGTACGACTCCACTGCGGAACGGGCCAACAACCGGCTTGCGGCGGTCATATCGTCAATGCTCACCAACCCCTCCACGAAGTGGTTCACTCCAAGAATAGTCGACAAATTCGGCAGGGGGCTTGAGAGCAAACCCCTCCACGACATGCTGAATAAGTATGCCGAAGAAGTAAGGGACATTGCCCTCGGCTACATCAACGACTCCAACTTCCCACAGTCCTCGGATGAACTCTATCTGGACATGGGAGGCATAGGCACAGGCATCATGCTTGTGCTGAAAGGCTTTGACGAGATAAGGAAACCCCTGCTCTTCAAAACCCTTCCCATAGCGGAATGCTATCTTTCGGAAAACGCAAGCGGAGTTGTCGATACCCTCTACAGGGAATACGAATGCGAAGTGAGGAAACTGGCTCAGGAGTTCGGCGAGGGTGCCCTCAGCCCGCAGTACAGGGCCAAACTCAAAGACAATCCCGAAGAGAAGATAAAGGTCATTCACGCCATCCAGCCACGGGAAAACTACAGCAAAAACCCCGTTTCCTCAAAAGACCTCCCCATCGCTTCGGTGTACATCGAAGCCGAAACGGAGCGCGTTCTCAGCGAAGGCGGGTTCAGGGAGTTCCCCGCAGTCTGCCCGAGATGGAGAAAGGCTTCAGGGGAAGTGTACGGGAGAGGCCCGGGGCACGAGGCATTGGCAGACGTGCAGACCCTCAATGAACAGGTCTACACATCCCTCAGCACAGGGCACAGGCAGAACGACCCGCCCATCGACGTGGAAGAGGACGCCTACACGGAGCCTCTTGATCTCTCACCCCTTGCGCTCAACGTCAGGCAGAGAGGGCACGAATCAGCCAAGCCCATCATCACGTCCGTGGTGGGGTCAGGGGAAATGCTCAACTTCATCAAGCACTACACGGACACGGTGAGGGAGTCCTTCTTCTGGTATAACCTCAGCCTTGTCGAGAATGACCGCATGACCGCAACGGAAGTAATGCAGAGGACCACCGAGAACATGCGAGTTCTCGGCCCCACCTTCGGCCGGTTCATGACGGAGTTCCTTGAACCCCTCATCAGGAGGGTGCTGTCCATACTGGATGCGGCGGGACTGCTCCCCGCCCCGCCTGTGGACCTGACCGATGCCGATTACCGGATAGAGTATGAATCGCCTCTCGCAAGGGCGATGAGGGCCACTGACCTTCAGGCCATAGAGCACTCAATAATGACCCTTGCCCCGATATTACAGGTAGCCCCCGAAACGAGGGATATTGTGAAGTGGGATGACACGGTAAGAGACATATTTGTCCTTAACGGAGTCCCGAGAAAAAGGCTCAACACAGACACGGAGGTTAAGGCTATCAGAGAAGAACGGGCAAAACAGCAGGCAGAGCAGATGGCGATGGCTCAGGCCGAAACTGCGGCAAGGGCGGCCAAGGACGCTTCCGAGGCAGACCCCACGAAGGGACTGCTCGGAGCCGTGTTGAGGGGGTAAGGAGAAAGATGGCTACCGACAGGGAAACACTGAAAGTCTCCTACGCCCAGTCTTTCGGAGGGCTGGGGGGAGAGCGGGTGCTTAAAGACCTGCAATCCAAGTTCTGGCAGGACACGGAGATGTTCCTTCCGGGGGACAGTTCCGAAGCCCTCCTGTTCAGGGAGGGGCAAAGAAGCGTGATGCTTTATATCAACAGAATGATGAAGGAGGGGAAGACCCGTGCTTGAGCGGACAATCACAGATTTCGATCTTCAGATGTTTGGAGAAGGGGAACCTTCAGGAGAACCTTCAGGAGAACCGAACGGCCTCATGAATCCCGGAGAACCTGCCCCGACCGCACCTGGATTTCACGACAGGCTTCCGGAAGACCTCAGGGCGCACCCATCGCTACAGAAGTTCAAGGATGAGGCTGGCCTTGCGAAGAGTTACGTGGAACTCGAGCGGTTTCTCGGGAGCGAAAAGGTCCCCATTCCGAAGAAGGACGCGTCTCCGGAAGACATGGATGCTTTTTACAACAAACTAGGCAGACCGGAATCGCCGGATAAATACGTTTTCGACGACCTCCTGAAAAACTTTGGAGAGGTTGTAGACCCAACGGCGATAGACAAGTTCAAACCCCTCCTGCACAAGGCGGGCCTGACACAGAAGATGGCCGAAGGGGTCGTGGGAGGATATCTTGAGGTGGAAGCGGAAATGCTCAAGGAAGCAAGAGCCTCCCTTGAAGCGGAACTTGAGCAGGGGAGACAAAGCCTCCTGAAAGATTGGGGCAACGCCTACAACGACAAACTCAAGGTGGCCTCAAGCGCGCTTGACGCCACGGGCATTGAGGGCGTTTGGGAGTGGGCGCAGAAGACGGGCATCAAAGATGACCCCATGTTTGTGAGGGTCATGGCCCACTTCGGGCAGGGTCTTGGAGAAGACCGCTTGCATCAGGGGGCGAATAGTGGTATTCTGACACCAGAATCAGCAAATAAGGAATATGAAAGGCTTATGGCCGACCCTGACTTCAAGAAGTTGTACATTGGAGGCGACAAGTCGGCAGTTAAAAAGGTAACAGAACTCATGGAGGCTATAGCCGGGAAAGAACTCGCAGACATGGGCTAGGCTTCCACGGGGACAATTCCCTCCCTGAGGGCAATCCCAAACGGAATGAAACCGGGTTCCGAAAGGGGTAAACCCGCACAAAGCGAAAAACTTTGACAGGGAGGGATAGTTATGTCCATTACTACAGCAATGGTGAAACAGTACAACGCCAACATCCAACTGCTCGCACAGCAGATGGACACCCGCTTCGCAAAGGCCGTCCGCATAGAGCCTCTTACCGGAGAATACGGATTCTTCGACCAGATCGGGGCTACGGAGGCTGTCAAGAAAACCACACGTCACGCACCCACACCGCTTGTCAACACTCCGCATGCAAGACGCAGGGTCACAGGATATCCCTACGAATGGGCCGACCTCATCGACAGGCCGGACATCGCAAGACTCCTGACTGACCCCACGTCGGCCTACGTCAGGAATGCCGTTTACGCCATGTTCCGTGGAATGGATGACGAAATAATTTCAGCCGCCGACGGGACAGCCTACACCGGAAAGGACGGCGGAACCTCCACGTCCTACGATTCCGACAACACCGTTGCCGTCACCATCAGAGACGATGGAAGCGGAGCAACGGGCCTGAATGTAGCGAAAATCCGTTACGCCAACCGCATCATGAACGCCAACGAAGTTCCCCAGGAAGACAGGTTCCTCGCCATCACCGCTCAACAGCACGACGAACTCATGGCCGAAACCACTGCCATCAGCAGGGATTATGTTTCGTCCTACGTTGTAGAGGACGGAATGCTAAAGAGGATGTTCGGCTTCAACATCATCCTCTCCGAGAGGCTTGGCACAGACGATTCCTCGTACCGTAAGTGCATATTCTGGCAGAAAGACGGCCTCCTGCTTGCCAAGAACGACGACCTCTTGGTCGACGTTGGAGTAAGGCGAGACCTTTCGCTCTCCAAGCAGGTGTTCGTTTCGATGGACCTCGGCGCAACCCGTATGGAAGAGAGCAGGATCGGCATGATCCTTTGCGCCGAATCCTAGACCGGACAAGAGAAGGGAGGCATTGACATGACCGTTGCAAATGGAGTCAACTACACGCTTTATGCGGCAGGGACCATCCTTGACCCCGGAGTGTGGCATGGAAGAGTTCAGGTCGTGTACGACACCTACGAGGCTTCTGCGGCTTCCGCAGGTTCAGAGTTCACTGTAGGCGTAATACCGGCAGGCGCAAGAATACTCCCCATTTCCTCCGTGATGACCGATGCGGCAGGAACAGCCGCCACCATAGCGGTTGGGGACGGGACCACGGCCGACAAATTCATGGCCGCCGCCAACATTTCTGCGGCAGGGAATCACAACTTCGATGCTATCGATGAACTGGGCGAGGATCTTGATGCCGCAACTACCATCGTTCTCACCACGGCAACACAGGCATTCACCGGGACCATCAAGGTTTGGGTGTATTACGTAATGTAGGGGCGAGGGGGGGCGCAAGCCCCCCCCTGCTTTTAAGGGGGTACGCTCATGACCGTACAGAGCACCGATAACAGGGTACAACTTGCCGGGGACGGAGAGGCCAAGCAGTTCGACTTTTCTTTCCCCATTTTTGCTAAAGGAGACCTGAAGGTTTACGTAGACACAGACCTTCAAACCCTTGACTCTGATTATTCCGTCCAATCCTCCACCTTCCTTGCCGATGGGGTCAGTTACGACTTCTCCGACCCATCGTCAGGGAAATAGAAGCCACTCAGGGGATTGACCTCAAGGATGGCGGGAATATGCCTGCGGAAGTCTTGGAGCGGGCATACGACAGGCTCACCATGCTTGTCCAGCAGGCAGAAGAAAAAGGGCAGAGGGCCATTACCCTACCTGTCACCACAGAATACGATGACCTAGACCTATCGGTTCCAAGCCCCGAAGCAGGGAAGGTAATAGGCTGGGATGATGGTGGGGCAATCCTTAAAAACTATGATAACCCCGCTGAAGCATTGTCAGGGGCAGTGGCGGCTCAGGCGGCGGCAGAAGAGGCGCAGGGCCTTGCCGAAGCCGCAAAAGACACGGCGGTAGGTGCATCCGAAACGGCGACCACGGCTTCTGAGAAAGCGGAGAAGTGGGCCGAAGAAGATGAAGACGTTCCCGTTGAAGAGGGGAAATATTCCGCAAAGCACTGGGCGGCCAAAGCAGAAGAGGCGACAGACATAGCCGCAACCATCCACGGCGCAGACGGCAAGACCACACCCCATGACAATGATGAAATAGGCGCTGTTGACACAGAAGATGATAACGCACTGAAGAAGTTCTCGTGGGCGAATATAAAGGCGACCCTTAAGACGTACTTCGATACGCTTTATCAGGCGGTCAACACGGCCATCCTTGCAAGCATCGGCACTACCAAAGGCGACCTCGTTGTTTTTACCGCGTCAGGCACTCCGGCACGGCTCGGTGTGGGCACAGACGGGTATGTCTTGACCGCTGACTCTACGGAAGAAGCAGGTGTAACATGGGCCGAGGCTTCTGGCGGTGATGGCGAAGACCCCGCTGGCGCGACTATCTACGGCGTGATGGCTACATCGCAGTCTGCCAATGATGGCGTCGGGTTACAGCATATTGACCGCTACGGCAGGGTTATCACTCTAACCACCACGGATTTCGACGCTCACGCTTCATTCGGTGGGAGTACAGCGTTCGCCGACTACACAGACGGTGATTCCAATGTTTTTTGTACTAT